AGGAAATGGTGTCGTAATGGGGGGAGAGAGGGAGAGGGGGGCTAGCGAATGAGACATAAGCCCCAATGTTTAAACAATCCTTCTTTATGATAGCTTACTGAGTTTAGCTAAACACAGACGACAGCAGTTAGCTAGATGTTAGTCGTCAGCTTAGAAGAAAGGATTGTAGCGTGGTTCCCGCTAGAAAATTAACAGACAAACAAGTAGCTCTCGTGGATACACTCGTAGCAGAAGGGTGTAGTATAGCTAAAGCTGCTGAGCTAGCTGGGTATGCTGCTGGCGAGTCTGGAAGAGTAAGCGCACACAGAGCGCTCAAAGCTCCGCACGTGCAGCAGTACATGCAGTTAAGAATGAATGAGGTGTTTGGGCTTAGTGCTACTAGCGCTCTAGCTACAGTACGCCGGTTATCCAGTGGTGCTAAGTCTGAGTATGTTCAGCTTGAAGCTAGCAAGGATCTATTAGACAGGGCTGGCTACAAGCCTATAGATAGAAGCCAAGTGCAAGTGGCTGGTGATATCAAGGTGAGCATAGATCTAGGGTGATTCGTTGTTAGCTATGCTGTGGCAGAGGGGGTGGGGGGAAAAACTAGCTAGTCAGTTACTGTAATAGTCCCCTACTCACATTTTTCTTAAAAAAGGTTCTCAAAAAATATTTTATCTGTTAAAGGTGAGAAATGAGATATTCTAAGAAGCCTGAGAAGATGCCTATTCGGAAGTCTAATTCCAAGGCGAAGCTTTTATTGAAGAGTAAAGGTTATGCGCAAAGAGCACAAAAGTAAGACTGGTGGTTTAACTGCTGCTGGTCGGCGTTATTTTGAGCGAACTGAGGGTGCTAATTTAAAGGCACCTGTTCCTAAGGGTACGAATCCTCGTCGTGTTTCTTTTGCTGCTCGGTTTGCTGGCATGAAGGGGCCAATGAAGGATGAGAAGGGTCGTCCTACTCGCAAGGCTTTAGCATTAAAGAAGTGGGGCTTTGGTTCTGTTGAGGCTGCTCGTAATTTTGCAAGGAGGCATAAGAAAAGCTGATGTGTTTTGGAAGTAGTGGGCCTAGTGCTGAAGATTTGTATAAAGCTCAGAAGCCTGAGTTTGGTGAGTTACCTTCTTTGGCTATCGATAAAGCCAAGAGGGATAAGCCTAAGTTAGAAGATGTAAAGCGGAAGGGTTATCAGGCTCGTTCTTTGCTGATGCCCACTAACATGGGAGGTTACTAATGCCAAAGGGTAAAGGAACTTATGGATCTAAGGTTGGGCGTCCTCCCAAGCAGAAGCCAAGTGGAAAGAAGAAATAATGGCTGAAACTGTAGAGCAGCGTTATGATCGGCTTTCTAAGGAGATGGCTAAGTTCGAGGAGATGGTTCCTGACGTTGAGCGTGACGAACCTGATGCCTCAATGTCAGACAAGATGAAGCGTAGATATATTAATGTTACTGGTAGTGCAGTTAAGTACATTAGGGATAAGCATCCTAGATATAAAAGTTTGTTAAAGCAGCTTCAGTCCATTGAGTCTAAGTGGGATAAAGAAGGGAAGCATATGTAATGGCTGTTAATGCTGCTGGTAATTATACTAAGCCCAAGATGCGGAAGTCTTTGTTTAACAGAATAAAGGCTGCTAATGTTCAGGGCACTGCTGCTGGCAAGTGGTCGGCAAGAAAAGCGCAACTATTAGCAAAGCGGTATAAGGCCGCTGGTGGAGGATATAAATAATGGCTAATAAATTTGAACCAGATTCACAAAGAGCGCAGAAAAAATTTCCAGAAATGCGAATGACTCGGGCAATGGCAATGGATCGCATTGACCATATGTTTAAAACGAATCGCACTGCTGCAATTAAAGCGTTAAACAATTTGCTTAATAAGGGCGGCTCGTCTGGTGGTCTTAACGCTTCTGAAACGAAGGTTGCTAATAAGTGGTATCGCTCTAAAGTAGGAGGCTCTTCTAAATCTGGCGGCGCTGGTGGCAGAATGATGATGCCTCAAGAATATTCCAAGCGTACTTTATATAAACCTAAGACGAACTAATGAAAGCCCCGCAGAAGTCATTACTTAACTGGGGTAAGCAGAAGTGGCGCACCAAGTCTGGCAAAAAGTCCAGTGAGACTGGTGAGCGTTATCTTCCTAGTAAGGCTATTGCTGCTCTTAGTAGTTCTGAATATGCAGCTACAACCGCAGCTAAACGAAAGGGTAAGGCAGCAGGTAAGCAGCATGTGGCTCAACCGAAAGCTATTGCCAATAAAGTAAGGCAGTACAGAACATGAGTTTTGTTTCTACGCTCAAACAGGAAGAGCTTAATCTTTTGCGTAATATAGTTAAGAAGGAACACTTTAAATTCTTCGATCAGAAGCATGGTAAGATGTTTGTGACTAACTATATGCTAGATCAAATGATTGATAGTATTGGCCCTGAGATTGCAGAGCGTATTATCAAGCGGGGTACTGACAATGGACTTAGATAAGATAAAAAGAATATCTCGCTTTCCAAAAGGAACGCTAATAAGAGTTGATGATAAACTTATGATTCAAACAGGAAAGAAGTTTGAGTCTGGTCATCCTGTTTGGAAAGTAGTCGGTAAAAATGCAAAACCACCTTCTCCACCTAAAATGACATCTTCTTTGAAGCCAAAGTCGAGACCCGCAGAAAAACCATATACTGAAAGTGATAAGAAAGAGTTTGAAGATTACAAACTTTCTTTAACTAGAAAAGCTTGGGATGATTATCAAAGTCAAACAAAAAAGCAAAAGTTGGCAAGTTTGTTACAGTTAAAAAAGAATGACTGACTTTAAGTACAAACCAGATGGTGACGTACTCAAAGCTTTTATGAAAGACGATACATTCTTTCGTGGCATAAGAGGCCCAGTTGGTTCTGGTAAATCTGTTGGTTGCTGTGTTGAAGTATTTCGCCGCGCACTTTCTCAAAAGAAATCAGAGTCAGGAATACGCAAAAGCCGTTGGGCTATTATTCGTAATACCAATCCACAGCTAAGAACTACCACTATTAAGACTTGGCTTGATTGGTTTCCCGAAAGCGACTGGGGTAGATTTACTTGGTCTGTTCCGTACACTCATCACATTAAAAAGGGAGACATAGACCTTGAGGTTATCTTCCTTGCTCTTGATAGGCCAGAAGATGTTAAAAAACTCTTATCTTTGGAACTTACCGGCATCTGGATTAACGAGGCGCGAGAGGTTCCTAAAAGTATTATTGATGCCTGTACGATGCGTGTTGGGCGGTTTCCTTCTATGCGTGATGGTGGCCCTAGTTGGACTGGCGTTATTGCCGATACCAACGCCCCTGAGGAAGATCATTGGTGGCCCATTATGGCTGGAGAAGTTCCAATCCCAGATCATATTCCGCGTGAGCAAGCTAAGATGCTGGTTAAACCAGACAATTGGGCTTTCTATACGCAGCCCTCTGGGATGGTGGCGCAGAAGAATGAGGAAGGTGAAGTAGAGAGTTACGTTCCAAATGCTAAGGCTGAAAACACAAAGCACATGTTGAAGTCTTATTACCCCAATTTAATTCAAGGTAAGACAAAAAGTTGGATAGATGTTTATGTAATGAACCAGCTTGGAACCATTCAAGATGGCAAACCTATATACCCAATGTTCGCAGCAGATACCCATGTTGCAAAAGAAGAAATCGCCATTGCCGCTTCGTTTCCCCTTTATGTCGGCTTAGACTTTGGCCTAACCCCCGCCGCCGTGCTAGGGCAAAAGGTAAGGGGAAGATGGCTAATCCAAGCTGAAGTCGTTGCATTCGATATGGGCATTGTAAGATTTGCAGAAGTATTGCGACAGGAAATAGCCACAAGGTTTTCAGAATGTTCTGATGTATATATTTATGGCGATCCAGCTGGAGACTTTAGAGCGCAGACTGATGAATCGACTCCTTTTCATATTCTGCGCGGTGCTGGCTTGAAGGCGTTTCCAGCGCCCTCCAACTCTGTTGACCTACGTCTTGAATCAGTCTCCTCCCAGCTGAACAAGATGACCGAAGGTAAGCCAGCATTTTTAATTGATAGGCGCTGCCCACAACTTATTAAGGGTTTTGAGGGCGGCTATCAGTATAAGCGAATGGAAGTGTCTGGTGAAAGATATGCTGACAAACCAGATAAAAACATGTATTCGCATATTCATGATGCACTTCAATACCTCTTGTTAGGTGCTGGCGAAGGACGAGCCTTGATGAATAATCAGAAACCGTCTAAGCCTGTAGTAGCTAAAAGAAACTTTGATGTGTTTAACAAAGGCCCACGTATGCGAAGATCCGCTAGCGTTTGGTCTAGAATGTAGGAGATAGCTATGTGTTTTCCAAGTGGCCCCTCTAGGGAGGAAAAGCAAGCAGCAGCAGATCAAAGGGTTGCAGCAGATATTGCTAAGCGCGAAGAAATAGAAAAACGCGCAGAGAGTAAACGCGAAGATATTAGCGAAGCTTTATCTGCAAGAACGCAACAACGTGGTATGCGCGGTGGTCGTGGTCGTAGGTCATTGTTTCGCTCTGGAGGCGCTGGATTCTTAGGGCGGTTTAACTCATGAATACATTGGCAGAGCAAAAACTAAAGAAGTACCAGAAGGCAAAAGCCTTTCGGGAAAACTGGGTTCCTCTCTTTGAGGAGTGTTATGAATACGCTCTGCCTCAACGTGAGTCTTTTTATTATGAAGAAGCTGGGCAACGCAGAGATGAAAAGATCTTTGATGAAACAGCAGTAGTTGGTGTTCAAGAGTTTGCTAGCAGATTGCAGTCTGGCATTGTGCCTAACTTTGCTAGGTGGGCTGATCTT